CTAAGTGATGAAGCAACCTGTGGCCTGTCCATATGGGGCCACCTTGAGACAATTGGCACTTCGCAGTCGCGAAGGTGTCGATAACAGCATGGAGACGGCCCGCATGCCCTGGCACGTGCACTCGCTCATCAACTGTGGACCATGCGCGAGTATTTTCGAAGTGGCCATAGATAGGATCCGCAATGTCTGACATTGCTTTAGTGCTCGGTCCGGTCCTCTTTCGGGAATTCGAAGTCCCCGCTCGTATCAATTTTGGTGGCAGGCAGCGTGTCGTGGTACATGCCTTGCCAGGCGGAGCACGTGTCATCGATGTATTAGGGCGTGATGACGCACAGATCAGTTTCGCTGGTATCTTTTCCGGGGTGGATGCGACGTTGCGCGCTCGCACCCTGAATGAATTGCGTTCCGCGGGAGTGTCCATGGCCCTTACTTGGGATGTCTTTTTTTATACCGTAGTAATTGCGGAGTTGCGGGCTGACTACCATAATGGATGGTGGATTCCATATCACATTGTTTGTACAGTGCTTCAGGATGAAGCCTCAGTTTCATCGATTATGCCTGTCTCGCTTGCAAGCAACATCGGCGCTGACATGAACGCAGCTGCCAGTTATGCAGCAAACGCAGGTCTGGATGTGTCGGAATTGCAAAGTGCACTTATTGGACCGGGCGTAACGCCTTTTGGCACGGAGACGTCCGCAACGGCCCAGATCCTGCTAGCGGCAACCCAGGCTACCATCCGTGCAGCCATGGATAGGGCCAATGATGTTGTCCAGTGCTCGGACTTGGCGATTGGAAATTCCGCCCAAAATGGGGCGACAAATTTGCTTAGCGCTGCAGACGCAATGGGGCAGCTGAGTTCACTGGTTCCTGCTAGCTCATATGTTAGTCGCTTGACCGTCAATCTAGCGAACGTGAGCGCGTAGCATGCGGAGTGTCCTGGTCGCGGGCGAGAATCTGTTTCGTGTTGCCGCTGTACAACTTTCTGACGCGACGCAATGGATACGTATCGCGCAGCTAAATAACATAGCCGATCCTATGCTTGTGGGTCTGACAAAATTGCTCATCCCGAATACAGACCGGAATGCTGGGGGCGGCATTGCAGATCAGTGACCACAACGCTGTATGGCGTTCACCAAGATTGAGAGTCCTGGCCAACGGAGATCTGATGCCCGGAGCTATCGAGGCGGAAGTCATTTCCAACAACTATTATGGGGCTGATCGGTTCAGCGTCTCCCTCGCGCTCGATGGTGATACGAGTTACGGTGCCGCGCAGTTCTGGGCGAGCTCGGCGGATATCCTGGTGGAAGTTCAATTTAGCTTGGATGGTGGTGCCTCATTTACGAGCCTCGTGCAAGGTACAGTCGACAGCGTATCAATAGATCCTGTGCTCGGTTTTGTAAATCTCGACGGTAGGGATTTGGCGGCATTGCTCATCGAAGCGCGCACGCAGGAGTCCTTTACCAATCAGACATCTAGCGAGATAGCCATACTACTTGCCGGGCGTCACAATTTAGCATCACAAGTATTCAGGACTACTGATCCGGTGGGGCGTTACTATCAAAACGAACACGATCGAATTACCCTCGATCAATTTAGCCGTAGTACCACCGAATGGGATTTATTAGTATTTCTGGCCCGCCAGGAGGGCTTCGATGTTTTTGTCGAAGGTCAGGTGCTCTACTTCCAACCGTCCCCTAATGAGACTGATATTGCACTCACGCTCCGACCGACGGATGTTGTTGGCATGAGACTGGGACGCGCACTGACCTTAGCCCGCAGTATACAAGTTATCGTAAAAAGCTGGAATTCGCGTCAAAATATGGTTTTTATTCAAAAAGCGGTAGCGCCTGGAAGTGGCGAACTGACTGGGCGGCAGCCTCAAACATACGTCTTTGTCAAACCGAATCTCGCACCGGATGCCGCTCTGGACTTCGCTCAAAAGAGATTGGCGGAGCTTGTGCGTCATGAGCGAACGGTTGAAATAGAGATGCTTGGCGAGTTGGCTCTCACGTCTCGTAGTGTGATTGCTCTCGATGGAACAGGCACCGACTTCGATCAGGTTTATCGCGTCGACGCCATTGAACGGAGGTTAACCCCCGACAGGGGAATGACTCAGTTCGTCCGCGCGACGAACAGCTCGCCACGAACGATAACGGCGACAGCCACATCATTGCCCCAGTAACAGCAGTCCAAAGAGATGGAACGGTTCATCAACGCCATCAAGCAGCACGCCGGCGCCATGGACCAAGGCGTCGGCCAACCGCGTTTTGGCACGGTAACATCAGTCAACGCTCAAGCGGCGACAGCAAGGGTCACTTTGCAGCCCGAGGGTGTTCTTACCGGCTGGCTCCCGGTCCTGTCTCAATGGGTGGGGACAGGTTGGGGTCTGTGGTGTCCGCCCTCGCCAGGTGATCAGGTCTTCATACTGGCGCAGGAAGGTGATGCGGAACACGGTGTGATTATCGGTCGGGCCTATTCGAGTACGCAAGCGCCTCCTGCGGTTCCGGTTGGAGAACTTTGGCTAGTCCACAATTCCGGAAGCTCAATCCGTATGCAAAATGACGGAACCATTCAGATTCATGGAGACCTACACGTGGCTGGTGACGTCTTTGATAGCCGCGGCTCGCTGTCACGACTGCGGGGACACTATGATTTGCATGCTCACACCGACTCGCGCGGCGGCATGACGTCTACGAGCAATCAACAAGATTGATTGGCATGGCCGATGCTTTTCATCAGTGGGGATCAGACCTGATGATCGGTCCCTCGGGTGACATCAGCGTAGTGTCCGGCCCGTTGCTTGGCCAGCAACGTGTATTGCGGCGCTTGCTAACTAACCCCGGTGATTACATTTGGCAGATTGAATATGGAGCCGGGCTTGGGCGTTTCATTGGTCAACCCACCAATGCGCTGCAGATACGGGCAGTGGTGCGCAGTCAAATTTTCAAGGAGGCTACTGTGGCACGTCAGCCGGAGCCGGTCATTGATGTCGAGGTAGCTCCGGGCGGGGTCGCGGGCACAGTCTATGTCAGCATTCGTTATGTGGATGCGGATACTACCGAGACACAGAGCCTATCATTTTCTGTCGTGTCGTAGACCATGCAAATCCCGCTCCGTACCTTTTCCGTTTTGGTTGAAAACATGGCGGCGGCGGTTCAGGCCTCAGCGTCGCAGCTCCTCGATTTGGCCGTGGGGTCAACGCTACGCGCGCTATTGGAAGCCAACGCATCGATCGGCCTTTGGATGCAATGGCTTGTACTCTTGGTGCTTCGTACTACACGCGCGTCCACCAGCAACGGACCGGATCTTGATAGCTGGATGGCGGATATGACGCTCACGCGGTTACCAGCGTCTTTCGCCGTCGGCATGGTTACCTTTTCGCGCTTTACACCGACGATGGCTGCCGTGATCCCGGCGGGAGCACTGGTGCGGAGTTCCGATGGAACTCAGATATTCGTGGTGAGTATTGACGTGGAGAACGTCGCGTGGTCGGCCACTAACAATGGGTATGTCATTCCTGCCGGCACTGGGTCTCTCGATGTATCCATTGTGGCCCAAACGCCGGGCAACGCAGGAAATATCCAGGCAGGTACGATTTCACTTTTGGCGTCCACGATGCCCGGCATTGATTCTGTGGCCAACGGGAGCGCAACCCTAAAGGGCATTGACGCCGAGTCAGACGCGGCATTCAGGATCCGCTTTGTCGATTTTATTGCGAGCCGCTCTCGTGCGACGCTGTCGTCGATTGGCTATGCTGTGAGCAGCATTCAGCAGGGCCTTTCGTACGCCATTCAGGAAAATGTTGACCCGACAGGACGAACATCTTTGGGAAGCTTTGTAGTTACGGTTGATGATGGAACCGGGGCTCCGTCGACAGTATTGCTGTCAACGATTCAGTTAGCCATCGATGCTGTCCGGCCGGTTGGGTCGATCTTCAGCGTTCAGGCGCCGACGGTGGTAAGCGCGGGGCTTTCCATGAACATCGCAGTTGCAACAGGTACGGTCAAGGCGCCAGTACAAGCGTTGGTCGGAAACGCCGTAATCTCTTATATCGACAGTCTACCAATTGGCGAGAATCTCCCTCTGACTAAGATCGCCCAGATTGCTTACGAGGCAAGCCGATTGATTGTCAATGTGAGTCAAGTCCTAATAAACGGCAGTGAAAATGACCTGGTGCCAGGATTGACTGGCGTCATCAAGACAGGAACTGTGGCAGTAAATTGAAATGATCGGCGACCAACAGGACATCTGCCGGCGGCTTCGTGCGGTGCTGCCGACGCAATGGTTTCCAGATTCGACACCCGTTCTCGACGCAGTCTTAAGCGGATTTGCCTCTGGCTGGAGTTGGATTTACGATATCTTGCAATATGTTAAGGCGCAGACGCGCATCGCGACGGCGTCTGATGTGTGGCTGGACATGATAGCAATGGATTTTTTTGGTGGGCGACTGGTGAGGTGGCCCAACCAGGAAGATGACGTCCTCAGAAGCCGAATCACGCGCGAATTGTTCCGAGAGCGTGGGACACGCACTGCTGTGCTGAATATTTTACAGGAGTTGACAGGGCGCGCGCCGATCGTATTTGAACCTGCTCGTCCACCCGACACTGGTGGTTATATGTTGAAATCAGGCGCCGTTTGTGGATTGGCCTATGGGATCGTGGGCGGTTGGGGTAGCCTCATTCTGCCCTTCCAGTGCTTCATTACGGCGTTTCGCCCCTCGGGTGCCGGCATTTCTGTTGTGTCGGGTTGGAATGCCACCGGTGCAGGTTATGGCAAAGGGCCGATCGAATACGGCAATCTGACAATGATTGAGGGGCAAGTGACGGATGACATTATTTATGCAGCGGTTGCAAGTGTATTACCGGTAGCTACCATCGGTTGGACGACGATTATCGATTAAAGACTAGTTCACCTGGTCATGAGGATTTTATGGATAGGAATCTAGTTTATCCCGGCAGTATCCCGCTCGATACGGATGTTCTGAACATCAACCGCAACAGTATGGTAGCACTTGGTTTCCTCGCGCAAGCGGTGCTGGGGACCAACACAGTCGCAGACGGTCTTGTCTGCCTTCCCGCAGTACCGCCTTCGCTGACCATTGTGGTGGGTCCTGGTAGCATCACTCAGCTATCTGTTGTTGATGCGCTCACCTATGGATCTCTACCTGCCGACACTGCGGACTCCGTGGTGAAGATGGGGATCAATCTGGCCGCGACATCATTCACTTTGGCTCCCCCTGTAACGTCGGGTCAGTCGGTTAACTATCTGATCCAGGCAGCGCTGCAAGAGAGTGACATTGGCCCGGTGGTCTTGCCTTATTATAATGCGGCCAATCCCACTCAGCCATACAGTGGTCCTACCAACTCCGGGGTTGCTCAGAATACCTTCCGTGTTCAACGCGTTCAACTTCAGCTTAAGTCTGCTGCTGCAGCTAATTCTGGATCACAACTGACACCGCCGATCGACAATGGCTGGATCGGTCTTTATGTCGTTACGGTATCATATGGCCAGACTACCATTGGCGTCACAAGTATTACGCAACTTCCAACCGCGCCGTTCCTTAACTGGAAGCTGCCTACTCTCCGTCCTGGCTTCGCAACCGGGGTCCAAACCTTTTCAAACTCTGGGAGCTTTACCCTACAGGCGGGAGTGACCCAGATAGAGGTAGAATTGTGGGGGGGAGGCTCCGGCAGTTACGCTTCAATCGCCAGCACTCCGAGTGGGGGCGGATCGGGAGGCGGCTACGCGCGCAGACGGATCACAGGCCTGACACCTGGGCAAATCGTGGCGGTGACTGTGGGGTCGGGCGGCGCAGGTGGCACGACCGGCGGTGCAAATCCGTCCGGAGGTGGGACGTCCAGTTTCGGCGCTTACGTAAGCACGACCGGCGGCAGCCTAAATGCCCTGGCCAGCGCGTCAAGCCCGCAAAATGGTGCGACGCCGAGCGGTGTCGGCGTGGGCGGCGATGTTAATATCGCTGGATCTGCTGGGCAGGCGGGAGTGTTGAACCAAGGTGGATTGGGCGGCGCTGCCCCGATGGGCGGCTGCCAAAACAGTGGCACATGGGGTCTTGTCGGGGCTTCGCCTGGTGGCGGCGCGTCGGGTGCTGGTACTGGAGGTAACAGTTCTACACCTTATAACGGAGCGCCTGGAGCAGCTGGCCTGGTCGTTGTGAGGTGGTAGGTAGGAACATGCGAATCTATGCACGAATCCAGGACGGAGTGGTGGCAGAAATACTGGAAACTGGTTTGGATATCACACAACTGTTTGTGCCGACCCTTCTTTGGGTGGACATTTCAGCCCAGCCTGGGGTGGTGGATGGTTGGCGCTACGATGGCAGGGCGTTCAGTCCGCCTTACCATCTTCCCTCGGCGCTCCACGTACCGACAATCCTCGAACTTCAGGTGCAGCTCGCGACGCTCAGTGCGCAGCTCGGTGCTTTGTCAGACAAAAAATGACCGGCACGCTACGACGGCTCTCACGCCCATCAGGAATCTTGCATGCCCACTACAGCGACGCACATTTGGAAGCCCAGCACGGCACGCACCATCGTGCTTGACTCATTTATTCCGATACCACGAGGATCGGCATCAGCCGTGCCTTCGCCGCTGAGCTGGCCGATAAAGGATCCGACAGACGTCCTTGACTACCGATTCGACATCGCGCCGGCCTTGGTTGGGAACGATGGCGATGCAATTGCTACCATCGACGTAGCCATTGATCCGGCCAATCCGGGAGACCTGACCTTGAACAGTGTCAAGGCGGATGGGAATATTGCCGTGCTGTGGCTATCTTCTGGTATAACGGGAACTATATATACCGTTACCATGCTTATTACTACACTGAACGGCCGTACGATCAGTCGCGGAGTTGTGTTGCCTGTTCTTTATCTTTCAGTCGCTCCAAATGCACCGGGTGTTTTGATTACGGATGCAGGACAGATAATCACGGACGAGAGTGGCAATCCGATTGCAGTCTGATAGATTGTTGCGCCCTAACATCAGTAATATGTAACGAGCTGAGATGTTATTTGGGCTGAGCGGAGTCTGATGGCTTACTTAGGAGTTCAAGTCGACTATGCCGACAATCGATGAGCTCGAGCCCGCAACGGCTGCGTCAGACATTGACGAACTACTGGTCAGTCAAAATGGCGTGGCTCGCAGGACGACCCGCGCACAGATGCTGGCGGGGGTCCAACCGCAAATCGCCCTCGGATCCGAGATGCTCCTTGGCCGCATCAGCAGTGGAACTGGCGGACCTGAGCAGATTGCCATCGGAGCGAATTTGAGTGTCGCAAACGGCGCCCTCTCGGCCAATGCCACTCCGTTTGTCATTACATCGCTGCGCGCCGGAACCGTACCGGCCGGGGGTGATCTTGTGCCATTAGGACAGGGAAACGATAATACCGCGGTCACTTACAGTCAGTTTATGAGCGGTCTTGCCGGGATCGGAAATGTTGACGTAAG